AGTCTAGCACCTGCTGGTCTAACGTGGGAATAATCAATTGTAGGTATGTCTCCTTCCCATAGACTTGAGAGTAGTTTCTTGAACGCTTTCGCCCACCCAAGTTTGCTATCACCAACAACAATAACATCATCACAATGACTAATTGTTTCTGGAATACTAGGTAACTTACTAATCTCTTGTCTTTCACAACTGAATCCTACTCCTGTACCATTCATTAGAATGTATAATGCCTCGCTGAAGGCTCGTTTGTTGTTCATAGCTAAGTAACTACAATTATATGCAGATATATTATCTCTATCACATGCTTCACCAGCAGACATCATAAGTCTCATTGATGGCATAATCTCTAGATTTAATACTGCTTCTCTGATTTCTTTAAACTCTTTGTCAAGACCTTTGTTCTTAGACTTGAGATAATTCACCATCCTATCTACTGTTTCTTCCCAAGTTTCTCGTCTATTTTCTTCTGGTAAGTATCTAGCATAACGAGATAGGGCTATAACTGATTGATAAACTGATGGTAAACTACTCATATAAATTGTCCTCTTTATTATCTTCTACATATTTTTGGAATTTCTCAATATCATCTTCAATAATATCTTGAAAGTGTTCTACGATTACATCTGATGTAACCCCTAATAAATCTATTAGTTCTGTTTCTTCTAGATTTGATAGGTAGTTTAATAGTTCGTCGAGTGGCATAGTATTATGACCGACCATAATGATTATTAGTCATTTGTCCCTCCTGTAAAATCAGTTCCAATGAACCCACAAGATTGTCTGTCTGATGGTTCGTAATTAAATTCTTCATGATATGATGATGGAAGAGCAGAATACTCTTCTAATAAACAACTCATGACATTTGCTCCCTTGCAATTCTGCTTGTAATACTCATAAGCTATATCACAATTAGCAAAATTAGCTACATACTTCAAGTCATCATAACTACCTGTGTAACTAACAGCTAGTACGTATGGTCCAACACCTATTGGACCTTCTGCTTTAGCATTATTAACTATGATAAAGAACATAGCTAGTGCCATTATAACAGATAATAAAACATTTACTTGTTTCATTTCTTAGTTCCTTTAAACTCAGTCATTAACATTTGTAAATAGTGTTCTGCTTTCTTTAAGTCTTCTATACCATTCTTATCTTTGTATCTAGTAACATACTTAATTACATTACCTTGTAAGTAGTTTAAGTTATTAGATGTGATATACTCTACTGGTTGTATAGCTAACTTACTATAATGATTACCACCTACTTGATTGTTAAGTGGTTCATCCCAAGTCTCATCAAATATTTTACCCATATTTTATTTCCTTATCTGTATTAATATTATAGCATACTTTTAAGTAAAAGTCAATACTTATCTATAATTCTTTTTAAGGTAGTCCATACTTACTGCCATCTCATCAAATGCACCATCATTAACCTCATGTAATACATAGATACCTCGCCAATGTTGGTTGGTTTGATGTGATAAATAGTCTTCATCATGCATGTAAGCACTACCTGCTATGATAGCTGTCATCTCTTTACCATCTGCTCGACGACCATAAGCTATCTGTCTACCCTGTTGGTGTCCAGCAAAGCATGACATATGTTTTTTAGTTAGTAAAGCATTGGCTGATGTAATAGGTCTTCCCATGACTCCAGAAGCAAAGTAGTGAGAGTAAGCAATACCATCAATACTAACAACATCCAGAAAGGGATATACTTCCCATCCTTGTTCTTCATATTGTAAGTCCTCCAAAGATACTAGTCCTTCTAGTTTTCTATCATATTCTACTGCTCTAGTAATTCTATGCTCATGATTACCTAATGTTAATACCATTCTAGGTTTATACTGCTTCTTCTTCATCTTAGCTAACTGCTTATTCAATTCTTTCATAGGTGCTAGCAATGCTTCCATACCCTTTTTAGCAGCTTTGATATCTGCCATATACGTTCTACCTTCGAAAGATTTAGTACCTGTATCATATGATGATAGACTAGGCATGTCTGCAAAATCTCCTATCATGACTATAACTTCAGGTCTCTTAGCTACAATGTAATTACCAATCCAAGTTAAGTAAGCCAGACTAATGCCTGGCTTTACTTGGGTATCAGGAATAACTAGATGCTTCATCCGTCTAACCTCCTACTAGTTTCAAGATTTTCTAAGTCAAACTCTTCTTCTCCTGTCTTAATGATACCTTCTCGTATCAATGCTTTGATAGCAAAGGCAAGAAGAAACTCTGATTCCTGAGCATCAACTTTAAAATCAAAGTCAATACTTCCATCATCATTTTCAACTAAATTACTTATTTGCATGTAACATCTCCTTTAAAGGTTTGACCCAATTGTTTCTAAAGTCTAACCATTGAAACCCTGACTTTGTTGCCCAGTCTCCGTAAGTAGTCTTACTTCGCTTGGTAATCTTATTATCAGGATTCATAAATAAAAAGATTATTGTAATGTGAGGATTGTTATCCTTAAACCACATCATCTTCTTTCTTGTTTCTAAATCTAACTTACCCTTTGCTTCTATGTATACATCTTTTGCAATCCTAAAATCAGGATTATATTTTCTTTCTTGCTCTGGCTGTATATATGGAATGACATCAGGTTCATACTTAACTGACGGAAAAGTCTGCTTGAGCAACTTCCATGCTTGCTCCTCCAGTTTGCTTTTGAAATTGTTCAAACCTATCTCTCCAATTATCTTCTAAAGTTCTTTTCATCCAAAGGCAGGATGCATTCTTAATGAAAGCCTCATCATCATTATATAAATCCTGAACAATCATAAACATTTCTTCAGGGGATTCTATATACTTTAATAAATCTTTAGCTTTCTTATCACCCATTCCTTTGATACCTATTACATTATCAGATGTATCACCTTTAATGCATTGTTCAAAGAAGAGTCGGAGACCATCTATCTCAGATACTGTTCTAAAGATATCAGGTCTCTTCCACTTCTTACCACTAATCTCCCATGAAAAGTGTTGACCAGGTACTTGCAATAAGTCTTTATCCAGAGATACTATAATCGTCTCGTCTGTTTGGTTAATTGCAAGTTCATCGTCGGCTTCCAACCCCTCTCTTGCTACCTCTGCATTCATGTGTTCTAATGCATACTCTTGTAGTGCTTCTAAATGTTTAGGCTTTGGTGCAGTCCTGTTAGCTTTGTAACTAGGTAATATGTCTTTACGGAAGTTACTCTTTGAAGAGAGGAAGGCACGATACTCTGTAGCCTTTGTCTTCTCTATCAAAGAATCTAACAACTGGTCTGCTCTAGATTTAGCAATACCAAAGCTATCATTCTCTGCCGAAGCTGCAGAACGAAACACTACTAAATCATGGTCGATTAAGGCTAACATCTAGAACGGTACATCATCAGATAAGTCTTCAATCGCAGGTTCAGTCTCAGGTTTAATACCTAAGACATGACCCTCATACACTCTGGCTAACTTAAGTACATCATCAGATGCTACTGCCTTACCTCCTGCAGTTAGAGTAGCTACTGCATTAGTTAAGGAAGACTGCCTAATGATATAGACTTGAGTCTGTGCCCTTTCATCTGCTGTCGGATAGTTACTACCTGATACTCTTGTAGCACTATTACCCCCAGCATTACTGGCTGGTGCATTGTTACTAACAGGTGCTACCTCACCCTCTGCTAGAATCTTAATCCACTGCCAATAACCATTACCATCTTTCTCGGTGGCTATGTTTACTGTGTCACCCTTAGTCCATGACTGTGCTGTCTTGAACACTTCGGGATTACTGAATGACATTAACTTCTTAGACTGTGCTTGTCCTTGTTCATTCTTGTATGTTACTTCTAAAGATTGGTATTGTCTACCGTTCTTTGCCGAGTGAGTATTAACACTCCCTACATCAATTACATTAATTAACATATATTCTCCAAGTAATTAAATTTATACTACACTAATATTATACCATATGTAAAATGAAAAGTCAACTATTTCATCTCACCCCAATGTTGCCCTACTTGAACGTCTACTCTTGTCGGTAAATTAAACTTCTTACCAAACAGTTTATAGAAGTTAGCAGGTATATCATGGAACGCTTGCTCCACTATACTGACTATCTCTTCCGTATCATTCTTCTTTTCATCAAAGTCAATCATGACAGAATCATGAACGGTATTGATTAAGTCAACATTCTCTTTACCCTTTAGTCTGTTAGATATACTAACTCTAGCTATAGCCATTAGGTCTGCACCTAATCCCTGTACAGGATAGTTAAGTATTCTAGTAACTGGAAACTTAACATTACCTACACTATTTGTCTCAGGTTTATAATCATAACGTCTACCTGTTGGCATCTCTAGATATAATTGTTTCTTAACTGTGTCAACAATATCTTTGTGCCACTTAGCTAGACCTTGATACTTAGCATAGAACTTATCAATGATATCTTGCCAGTACTTCTCACCACCAATGTCCTTGAAGTTATGGTCCATAGCATATGAATAAGCACTAC